CACTCCTAAAGCAGTACATACATTCAAGGACATGGATCATGTCCAGTTTGTTTCTGTAAAAGATCAAAACAAACTCTTCAATGGTTCATGGTACCCAGATGCCAACTATGATCCTTATCAAAATCTATAAGGAATGTCAATGCACAAGTTTGGTCACTTTCTAAGAGAAGATATCTCTCTTACGTTTCAGTATCATGATGAGTTGAATCCTCTTATCTGGGATGGTGATGAACTAAAGCAGAACATCAAAGAACGTCTTCTATTGATTGGTAGAATGTTTGCTGTGTTTGCCAATATTCCAGAAGATGCTATCAAAGACATCGTGTTCACTGGTGGCAATGCAAACTATAACTATACACCACATTCCGATCTAGACGTTCATCTACTGATCAACATTCCAAAGATTCCAGGTATCAACCGCGTGTATCTTGATGATTATCTTTATGATAAGAAACTTTTATGGGGATACAAACATCCATCGCTGACTGTCATGGGATATCCTGTTGAACTATATGCGCAGAGTTATAGAGAGAAGTTGGTGTCACCTAAAGCAAATCGTGGTGTCTACTCTCTAATGCAAGACAAGTGGCTGTTCAAGCCAAGAAAAGAGAAGCCAGGTGACTTTCACAATGACACAGGCTTTAAGAATAGACTTGAACATCTAATCAAACAGATCGAAGATGTTCTCACAAAGACTGGTGACCATAGCGAGGACATTAAGCGCCTCAAGATCAAGATCCGCAATATGCGTTCTTCTGGTATTCACAAATCTGGTGAACTTTCTGTTGAGAACCTCCTCTTTAAGGAGTTACGTAATATGGGCTACATTGATAAGCTAAACGAATATCTGATAAAAATGCAAGATCGACATTTATCTGTTTACTAATCTCTCGCTTTGGTGTAAGATGAGCCATTGAGAGATTCTAAACAGTTGAGGTGATATGGATTATTACACAAACACATTCATGCAGCGCGGCAAGATGTATGTACGCGGCATTCAAAACGGCAAACAAGTAAAGCAAGTTGTCAACTATAAGCCATATCTGTTTATTCCTACAACAGAACATACGAAGTATAAAAACATCCATGGTTCTCCTGTGGGTAAGATCGACTTCGATTCGGTTGATGATGCAAAAGAGTTTCAGAAAAAATATGAAAACATCGATGGAATGCCAATCTATGGCATGACCCATTTCATCTATCCATTCATGTATGACACATTTCCAGGTGAAATCAAGTACGATCCTTCTGCAATCTCTGTTGTCAGTCTTGATATCGAAACTGTGGTTGGCGATGTAGATATTGCTACTGCCATTCAAACAACTCCAAATGAAGTGACTGCTATTACCATTTCGCGCAATGGTAAGAAAGCGGTGTTTGGTTGTGGAGATTATACACCACACGAAGACAACATCACCTACTACAAATGCAAAAATGAATACCAACTGTTTCAGAAGTTTCTAGATATCTGGAACTCCTATGATTATAGCCCAGATGTGCTGACTGGTTGGAACGTAGAGTTTTTTGACGTTCCCTATCTTGTTGGTCGCATTCGGATGATTCTAGGAGAAGATGCTGCGAAGCGTCTTAGCCCATGGCAAATGCTTCGCGAGTATGATGTTGAAATCAAGGGACGTAAGATGACATCATACTACATGATGGGCATCACTGTACTTGACTGGATGGCACTTTACAAGAAGTTTACATACACATCACAGGAATCCTATCGTTTGGATCATATTGCCAAGGTCGAACTTGGTGACCAGAAGCTAGACTATAAAGCACAAGGTTACACAAGTCTACAAGATTTGTATGAAAGAAACTTTCAGCTTTACGTTGAATACAACATTCATGACGTTCATATCGTTGATCGGCTAGAAGATAAGATGAAACTGATTGAACTGGTGTTTGCTATTGCTTATGACGCAAAGGTAAACTATCAGGATACACTAGCATCTGTGCGCCAGTGGGACGTAATCATCCACAACTATCTGATGCAACGAAATATCGTTGTAGGCAATCAGAAGAAATCTGGTCGTAGTGATGATAGTCTTGTTGGTGGTTATGTTAAAGATCCAAAAACAGGTATGCATCGTTGGATGGTTTCATTCGACCTTAACTCTCTGTACCCACATTTGATTCAACAATACAACATCTCACCCGAGACGTTTGTTGAAAAGATGTGGGACTTCTTAAGCATCGATCAACTGTTGAGAGTTAGAGACACTGGGTTGCAAGGCTCTGAATACTCTTATGCAGCCAATGGTTGTGTATATCGCAAAGACAAGCAGGGCTTTCTTGGTGCTATCATGGCCAAGATGTATGATGATCGTGTTGTCTATAAGAAGCAGATGATCGAAGCCAAGAAGATGTATGAAAAGACCAAAGATCCTAAGCTTGCTAAAGAGATTGCACGGCTCAACAACCTACAGATGGCGAAGAAGATTCAGCTAAACTCCGCTTATGGCGCACTTGGCAACAAATACTTCCGTTGGTATGACATCAACCACGCTGAAGCTATTACTATGTCTGGCCAGCTTTCCATCCGCTGGATTGCTGATCGTATGAATGAATACTTGAACAAGCTATGTGGTACGACAGACTATGATTATATCATTGCATCAGATACAGATTCTATCTATGTGACACTAGCACCTCTGGTCGACAAGATCATGCCAGATGAAACGGACACAAAGAAGATCGTTGAAGTTCTAGATAAGTTTTGCCTTAGTAAGATTGAACCATTCATCGATAAAGCATATCTGGAACTATCTGTTCGGATGAATGCATATGCACAAAAGATGTTCATGAAGCGTGAAGCTATTGCCGATAAAGCCATCTGGACAGCAAAGAAGCGATACATTCTAAACGTCTGGAATCAAGAAGGGGTTGCATACGATTCGGCAAAGCTAAAGATGTCTGGCATTGAAGCGGTCAAATCATCAACACCACAATCTTGTCGTGATAATATTAAGAAGGCATTAAATCTTGTCATGAACGAAAGTGAAACGACACTGCAAACGTTCATCGCAGATTTTCGTAAAATGTTTACACAGTTGCCTTTTGAGGAAGTGGCATTCCCTCGTGGTGTCAGTGATCTAGACAAGTATGAAACCAAAGACATTGAAACGTATGCTTCTGGTACTCCTATTCATGTTCGTGGCAGTATTCTGTACAATCGTATGCTAGAGCGTCATGGACTAGGTAATAAATACGAGCAGATAACAAACGGTGATAAGGTGAAGTTCTGTTACATGAAAACACCTAATCCCGCTAGAACAAATGTCATCTCCTGTCCATCTGAGTTGCCATCAGAGTTTGATTTGGAGAAGTACATCGACTATCCAATGCAGTTTGATAAAGCGTTCATTGCACCACTACAGGGCATTCTGGATGTGATTGGTTGGAAGTCAGAGAAGATCGCAACACTAGAGGACTTTTTCAGCTAATGGACGAAGATTTTGATTTTGGCTTCACATCGACCACATCGGAAGATATTGCAGCACCGATTATTGTCTCTAAGACAACAAAGAACGATCAAACGATTGACAAGCTACTAGCAGCAATCACACCACTACTAGACAATCTAGCCAAGGATGCAGACAAAGATGTCATCCATTGGCCAAATCGTGCTGCAAAGATTGAAGAGTTTCGCAAGAAACTATACAAGATCGCTGGAAAAACATTGCCTAAGAAGTGATTTTGTGATACAGTGAATACTGGTTTAAACCAAGGAGATTATATGAGCATTCTAGACAAACTACGTAAAGCAAGCACAATCAAGGAAGCAGATGTGCTATCGGATTCCAAGTTCTTTAATAAGAAGGACATGATTCAGACTTCCATTCCCATGCTCAATGTTGCACTATCAGGTAGTCTAGACGGTGGTATTACACCAGGTCTAACTCTCTGGTGTGGTCCATCAAAGCACTTCAAGTCATTCTTCTGTCTTCTAGAAGTCAAAGCGTACCTTGACAAATATCCTGAAGCTATCTGCCTCTTTTACGACTCGGAGTTTGGTGCTGGTAAGAAGTATTTTGAAACCATTGGCATTGATACTACTCGTGTTATTCATAGTCCAATCACCGACGTTGAACAGTTCAAGTTTGATGTTATGCAGCAACTTGAAGTGATTTCTCGTGGCGACAAGGTAATCATCTTTGTTGACTCTGTTGGTAACTTGGCTTCTAAGAAAGAAGTTGATGATGCCAAGGATGGCAAGTCTGTTGCAGATATGTCACGGGCGAAGCAGATCAAGTCTGTGTTTCGTATGATTACGCCACATCTAAACATCAAAGACATTCCAATGGTCGTTGTGAATCACACATACCAGACACAGGAAATGTACTCAAAGGCCGTCGTATCTGGTGGTACTGGTATCTATTATTCTGCTGATACAATCTTCATCATTGGTCGTCAACAAGAGAAAGATGGCACCGAAGTCACTGGTTACAACTTCATCATCAATGTTGAAAAGTCACGCCATGTTCGTGAAAAGTCCAAGATTCCTATTGAAGTTCGTTTTGAAGGTGGTATCTCAACATGGTCTGGTCTACTAGATGTTGCTCTAGATTCTGGTCATGTGATTAAGCCAAAGAACGGTTGGTATCAGCAAGTTGACATGGAAACTGGCGAAGTTCTACCAAAGAACTATCGCCGTGCAGATACAGACACCAAAGATTTCTGGCTTCCTGTTTTGAAATCAAAATCTTTCCGCAAGTATATTGAGGATAACTATAGACTTGCACAGGAAGATATGGTATCTAATGAAGATATCTCGGATATCTACGGAGAAGCGGATTGACTAAAGAAGAGTTTGAAGTTAAGTTCAAAGAATATTTGAATGAACAAGGATCTAATCCAGGCACTGGTTGGATTAGCAAGATGGGTTGGCACTATAAAAAGCGTCAAGAGTTCATGAGACTTATTGACTATCAGGAGGATGTTAAGTGATTGAAGAACAGGTAATCTTTTCACATCTACTTTATAATGAAGAATATTGCAGAAAGGTGATCCCATTCCTGAAGACCGAATACTTCCAAACACGGCCTAACAAGATCGTGTTTGGACTTATTGACAAGTATGTCAAGACTTATTACAGGGTGCCTACAAAGGAAGCTTTGCAGTCTGAAATCTTGTCTCTCACAAATATTAGTGAAGATGAGTATTCAATCTGCAAAGATACTGTACAGACATTCAATGCAGACTTGGCTACGTCCATTGATTGGTTGTTTAACGAAACGGAGAAGTTCTGTCAAGAACGAGCCGTCTATAATGCAATCATGGACTCCATCAAGATCATTGATGGCAAAGATGACAAACGCGGTAAAGGAGCATTGCCAGAGATTCTAACTGAGGCTCTGGCAGTCTCTTTTGATACAAACATCGGGCATGACTTTCTTGGTGATGCTGAACAGCGGTATGACTTCTACCATCTGAAGGAAGAGAAGCTAGAGTTCGACCTAAAGTATTTCAATAAGATTACTAAGGGTGGTGTATCTAAGAAAACGTTGTCTTGTATTCTAGCGTCCACAGGCGTTGGTAAGACGATGTTTATGACTCACTGTGCAGCAAATCATCTGGACATGGGCAAGAACGTTCTCTATATCACCATGGAAATGTCTGAAGAGCGTATTGCAGAACGTATTGACGCCAACTTGATGAATATCACGATGGACGAACTTCGTGATCTACCGAAAGATTCTTTCAATAAGAAGATCAATCGAATCAAGTCGTCAACACAAGGCAAGTTGATTATCAAGGAGTATCCAACATCATCTGCTGGTGCTGCACACTTCCGGCATCTATTGCAAGAACTTCGTATTAAGAAGAACTTCAAGCCAGATGTGATCTATATTGACTATCTAAACATCTGTGCGTCTACACGTATGAAGATGGGTGGTTCTGTAAATAGTTATATGTACATCAAGTCGATTGCCGAAGAACTACGTGGTCTTGCGGTTGAGTTTGATCTACCAATCATCACGGCTACACAGTCAAATCGTGATGGTTATAACTCTTCTGATCTTGGGCTAGACAACACCTCTGAATCATTTGGCTTGCCTGCAACAGTAGACTTCATGTTTGCTCTGATGGTAACAGATGAACTGGCTGAAATGAACCAGATCCTTGTCAAGCAGTTGAAGAACCGCTATAGCGATATCAATGAAAACAAGAGGTTCGTTATCGGTGTAAACAAGTCTAAGATGCGTTTTCATGATGTGGATGATTCTGAGCAAGAGAATATTCTAGAAGGTCCTAAGAAAGATAAGTATCAGGACAAGCCGGTAATGGACAACACTCAGGTCGGTATTCGTGCCAACGAAGAAGACAATATGAAGTGGATGACTAAGGCTGCCGGTCGTAAAGATTTTAGCGGATTGAGAATGACTTGATATACAGAATCAGAACGTTCGATGGTAAGTACCACATTTTTGAGACAACCACTGGGTTTACCATCTATTCCTCAGCCGAGGAAGACAAGGTGAAATCTATGTGTCGTTTCTTAAACTCAGGAGGTGGTTTCAATGGAGCCACCCCTGCATTTTTTTGCCACAAAGCTGACATTATCGATTGACATTTTCCACGAATCAGCTATATTGAGAATGTAGTCAGTGAGAAGGAATGATTCGTTATGGCAAAGGCAATCGAAGCGTTCATGGGGCATGACTCCTACGGCCGTCACATTCATGCTGCTGTCCGCGAGGATGGTCAGTGGTTCTCTCGCCACTGGGGGTTCAACGGTTACGGAAACGGTTGGCTCAAGTGGAAGAAAGATCAAGAACTTCCTCGCCTCGAAGATGGTCGTGTCGAATGGGGGTTCAAGACCCTTGAGCCTATCAATCCTGAAGGCCTTCGGTTGCCAAATTAACCACTTGACATTTTTTCAGAATCAGCTATGTTGAGAATGTAGTTAGTGAGAAAGGTGATTCGTTATGATTAAGATTTTTGCTATTGCATTCGCTCTGGTTGCCCTAGAACTCTTTGGGTTCAAGGAACTCGTTAGTTTTATGCATCCCATTGCGTTGATTAAGTTTTTCATCGCTATTCCGTTCGTTGCCATTGCTGCGATTACCGCTTGGTATCCCTTTGCGGTCGGCATCTGTGGCGGTCCTGAACGCTTCTGATATCTCTTGACATTTATCTCGAATCGTGCTAGGTTCAGATCATAGAGGATGGAGATGAAATGGAAGTTCACGTATCAGGTATCAATGCGCGCAAAGCTGAGGAACTCACCGAAGCAGCAGAGTTTTTTGCCCGTCAGTTGATGGACCCTCGCATGGTTCGCAAACTCTCTATTGATCTGGAGATTGAAACGAATCTAGACGTTCATGGTGAATGTGTAGACGAAGAAGGCACGAGGAATCCACGGTGGTTCACGATTCGCCTGAAGCGCCAGAAGATAGAAGATATGATTAAAACTCTAGCGCACGAAATGGTTCATGTTAAGCAACACGCTAAGAATGAACTGAAAAGCGGCATTGTGGTTGTGTCTAGAGGCAAGCTAAAGATGACCAGCAAATGGCACGGCGAAATCTGGAAACCTAAGCGCAATGAAGATAACTATTTTGATTCGCCTTGGGAGGTAGAAGCTTACGGCAAAGAAGTCGGGCTCTATCACAAGTGGTTTGCGTTCATCAACGAACGTTATAAGTAGAGTTATATTCCCTAGGGGCCCTATCGGTAGGGGCACAAGACTGTTAATCTTGTCGTTATAGGTTCGAATCCTATCTAGGGAGCCATTTAAAAAGGAAACTACCATGTTTCACGTATACGCATTGAACGCAGATTACGAAATGGTTGTTGAATGTCTGGTCGAAGATTATAAAGCTGCTTTAAAGCTTGCTGAAAGTCTGGACCTAATCTATGGCAGAGATAATGTCTGTCTTGAAGTGGTAATTGATGACACTGAAAAGGTCTAAGTGAAATAAAGGATTGTTATGAAGATTGGTATTACATGTTCCTGCTTTGATCTGTTTCATTCGGGTCATGTTCTTATGCTTGAAGAAGCTAAAGAACACTGTGATTTTCTTATCGCAGCACTTCAGACTGATCCTACGATTGATCGTCCAGAAAAGAATAAGCCAGTTCAAGATGTATATGAACGTTGGTCACAGTTAAATGCCTGTAAATATGTAGACAAAATCATTCCATACTCCACTGAAGGTGACCTATATAATCTTCTACTCACCCAGAAGATTGATATTCGGTTTGTAGGAGAAGAGTATGAGTCTAAAACTTTTACTGGCAAATATATGCCAGGCATTGAGATTTATTATAACAGACGCGAACATAACTATAGTTCTTCTGGGCTACGTGAACGTATTATGAAAGGATAAAATATGTACCAGACACATCAGTATGATCCCGAAGAGTATCTACCAGAAGTCGTTCCAAACGTAGTATTCAAGACTCGTGTGCGTGACGATTCGATTGAAGGACCAAATCCTTATCGTTGGGAAAAAAGGACTTCGTTTGACTATTTTGCAAACAAGCGCGTAGTTCTATTTTCTCTTCCTGGTGCCTTTACACCTACTTGTTCGACATATCAGCTTCCTGGTTTCGAAGAAAACTATAAAGACTTCAAGGCACTAGGCATTGATGATGTATATTGCATCTCAGTCAATGATGCCTTTGTAATGAACGCTTGGGCCAAGTCACAACAGCTTCAGAAGGTCAAGGTCATTCCAGACGGTTCTGGTACATTTACTCTTGGTATGTCGATGCTAGTGAATAAGGAAAATCTTGGCTTTGGCACACGTTCCTGGCGTTATGCTGTAGTGGTAAACAACGGCAAGATCGAAAAGTGGTTCATTGAACCTGGCTTTGGTCACAATGTCGATGATGATCCATACGGCGAGACTGCACCTGAAAACATTATGAAATGGCTCAAAACTGCTTGACTTATTCCACGAATCAGCTATGATGGGAATATAGAGAGACAAAGCTTCTCTCTGATACAAAATGGAGATTGATTATGTTTAATGTTGGTGATCGAGTTAAGCTTACCAGTTCGGCACGGGGCTATATTGACGAACCTGATAATGGACTTGATGTCGGTAGTCTGGGTACTGTCACTGAAAAAATCGATCCATATGGACAAACTGATGGGATATATTGGCGGGTACAGTTTGATTCTGGTTATTTTGGTAATCATGACCTTTCGGTTTATATCTTTAAAGATGAAATCGAGTTGGTAAAAGAGACAGTGCAAGATGACATTATCAAACTTCTAAAGCTTGCACAGGCTGCTATTATTCATTATTCTCAAGATCCAGATGAAGCAATCGCCTTGCGTATTGAAAAGTTTCTTGCAAGCAATACTTGATACATAAACATGTTTTATAAGTAGAACATGAACAACGTAACGAACTTTAAAAACTTCATTGTCGAGTCACAAAACACACTCCATGCCTTTGACATGGATGAAACTTTGTTTACTCACGATCCAGGTTCACTCGCTATTCATGTAAACGATGAACATGGCAAGCGAGTGAAGTCTTTAAGTAATCAACAGTTCAATACGCATAAGTTAGATCCAGGTCATTCATATGACTTCTCTGACTTTAGATCATCTAGCAAGTTGCATCAAACGGGTAAACCTATTCGTAAGATGCTTGCTAAGATGAAAGCCATTCATAATAATGGCGGTAAGGTTGAGATACTAACTGCTCGCGCAGACTTTGACGATCAGCCAAAGTTTGCCGAGTTTATGAAGAAGTATGGAGTAGATATAAATAAAGTGCATGTTCGCAGGGCTGGTAATAAGCCTGGTGATCCTGCCGTAAGAAAACGTGATATTGTACACAATCTCATTAATCAGAATGGATATAAAAACGTCCATCTCTATGATGATTCTAAAGACAATCTAGCACAGTTTCTTTCATTGAAGCAACAACATCCTGGTGTTAACTTCAATGCTCATCACGTAAGTCATAACGATGACACTGGTGAGACTACGGTACGCACAACGAAAGTTTAATGCCGATATAGTATAGTGGTAATACAGTGGATTTGTAACCCTCTGACAGGAGTTCGATTCTTCTTATCGGCACCAGACTATTTTGATGAACAATGATCTATTACGAACTAGACGTAAGGCGCTAGATGGTATGAAAATCAGGACCAGAACTTGAACGTTCATTGTTCATCTAAATAGTTAATGGAGCATACGGCTAACGGGTTGGGTCACCTGATTTTCAGTCACGAATAAAGTTTATTGTCTACCATTAGGAAAGTCTGGTAATCCGCCTGGTTTGGGGCCAGGAGATCGGGAGTTCAAATCTCTCATGGTAGACCATTCCATATAAATAAGAGCATGAAAATGAAAATATTCAAAGCTTTCAAAGAATCGACAACAGAGACACCAGAGAACATTCAGATTGAAGTTCTAGGTGTTGATGATAGCTGGCGTAGAGTTGAAGGCGGTGTTCCTAATCGTGCGCAGTCTATTGCTCGTGCATTAGAGTATACCAAAAAGAGATATCCCAAGAATCGTGTCCGCGCAGTTGGTCAGAAGACCGGACGCTTCGTGGACATGCTCCCCTAAGCAGCATTGGTATAGAGATTGTGCCTTAGCCTTCCAAGCTAAAGAGATCGGTTTGAGTCCGATATGCTGCTCCAACATCATGAAAGGTAAATAATGGCAGTTAGTACACGTAAGACTAAGGTCTCAAAAGGTATTCACTCAAACGTTTCAAAAGCAACTTCAAAGCTTGTGAAGCGTGATCGTTGCACACTAACACATGAACTTGATCTTGTTAAAGCATGGCGTGCTGGTCGTAATCCTTGGATTACCATTGTCAATCCTAATAAGAACCAGACAAACATGCTGAATATCCGTGTTCGTGCCAATGAATATTGGGGCAACTACAAGCGTAGTTCGAACGTAACACAGGCTCAAGAAGACTAAATAATAAATAGAGTGTAATCTAACACTCAAGGAAATAATGATGCAGCGGTTGCTATCTATCCCTAGGATGTTAGCTTCCGCTGCATTTTCTTTTCTAGCAAAGCGGAAGCTACCTCCATCGTTACCTGCAAATCAAGTCTGGCCTTACGGTCAGGCTATTGTCGTGCCTGGTACCACAGTGCTTTGCAACTCGTTCTATCTCGTTCTTTATGATGAAAAGAATATGAGAACGATTCTATCTGCTGAAGTGACACAGCCACCACATGACCACGTGGAAAGAGACGACGCATTCTGCTCTGATCCTCGCCTGAAACGGTCACCAACACCAGATGACTATACAGACAGTGGATATGATCGCGGGCATCTAACACCCGCTGCTGACGCTGGAAACGAAGTCCAGATGCGTGACACATTTCTAATGACCAACATGACACCACAACTACCAGATGTAAACAGGATTATCTGGAAAGAACTGGAAGCGATGGTGAGAGGGATGGAGACGCAATACGTGGTGACTGGTGCAATCTATACTGATCCATCTACTTGTATTGGAGAACGTAGGATTCCCGTTCCATCGGCGTATTACAAAGTTGTCTATCTCAAAGATCGCTCTATCAAAGTTTATATGGCGGACAACGCTGAAGGATCTGTGGTGGTAGAAAAATCTTTATCAGAGTTAGAATCTTTGGTGGGATACACATTTCCCTCTTGACATTATCTCCAACTCTGATATTATCAGTAATGTAGTCAGTGAGATATAAGGAGATTCGATATGACTGCTTCTGAGTTGATCGAAGAACTGAAGAAAGCCGATCCTGATGCTGAGATTGAGATTCGCGTCCTTAAGACCCATCAAAAAGACCTGAAGGTCGAATCTGCTTATATTTTCAAGCATTACAAAGTTGTAACTCTTTATGCTGAGGATTATTGATCATGCGTGTATATGATGTATATATGTTTGACACACCAATCGAAGTTGAATCTGGTGTATATCACAAGATCAAGTGGATGGCTTATGTTTCACAAAACCGATTTGATAAGGTCTATGCTGAATACAAGCAAGGCGCTGTGAACGAAATGTCAGAAGAATATTGGCGCCAGCAGTTTCCTTATGGTGGCCGTGAAGTGAAACTTTCCGCTTGACATTTTTAGCGAATCATGTATGGTAAGAATGTAGTCAGTGAGTTTGTGGAGCAATCAATATGAATCTTAAGCAACTCTTTGCCCCCATCGTGATTCGTTTTCAGTCATCGGATGATCTTGAAGCGGCTCTCTTTTTCCTCTCCGAATGCAACCGTGACAAGCTGAGTGATCGCCTTGTCAAACAGGCTGATCGAATGCAAAAGTTGATCGCAAAGGAACTGATTCGTCGTGGCGTCAAGATTTGGGAGTTTTGATTATGTTTACTGCTGTTGTAACTATTAGTACGGTGCCTGATCATGATGGCTACACGTATTTTCTGTTTGATGAAGTTGTGCATGATGAAGAAGAATATGCTGATCTTCTGTTTGAACTTGAACAGCGCACTCATTACAAAATAGCAGGGCATAAAGGAAAGATTACTGTCTTCTCTGAAATCACTCGTCGTACCTCTAATGTTTTGGAGTTTTGATTATGAATACGTTTTATAAAATGGTGCTGTTTACGTTTCTCGCGAATGTTGCATTCTGGGGCATCATTATCGGTGTTATCTGGCACTTTGTTGCCAAGTTTTGGTGAGAATGAATATGAAAGTATTTTGGGTACTAGGCTGGGATCGTTATTATCCTTCAGAAGATAACTTCCTTAAGTCGTTTGAGACTTTGGAAGAGGCACAAAAGTATATTGATGTGTGTCTGCAAGATGCATACCATTATGATCGCTATGACATCATTGATATCAGTGGAAGGCTGTAATCATGGCCGCAATATATCTAGATTGCACAGATGAAGAGTTTCATGGTATTCACGAATCTGTGGACAAGTATCTGAAGCGCAAGGCTCCTAATGCTCCTGTTGATAAGGAAGCACTTAACAAGCTTTTAATGGATCATGGTAAGATTATTCGTGAACTGCGATCTAAGGGTATCATCATTCTACATCGCAGCAAGCAGCCAGATAAGCCCAAGCCACCGCGTAAGCCTAGGGCACCAAAGGTAGCACCAGAGCCATCTGCACCTTCTGCTCCAAAAAAGACTAGACAACCTCGTAAAACTAGTGTATAAGTAAAGACAATATGACCCATTCCTCTGTTACATACGTATGGGTTTTCTGATCCTCTTACGCCTCTGGATGGAATCCACCATAAGCGCACCAAAGAGGACTATCCGATAACTGCTTCAGGGATGAGGAGTAAGTGTCAATCTGCGCCGAGATGGAAGCGCAGACGTATTCGCGATCAACCTAGGCACGGTCTAGAATATGTCTCATATAAATACCATTGGAAGTTCTACTTCCATTGTACTCTTACAACGCTTCAAGTCTGCGATGGCTAGTAAGCATTATATCTACAGTATCACGTTATACTATCGATATGATTCAAACGAAACAACGACGATCTTGCATTTCCAGTAAGAGGGAAATGGATGTAGAAGATACCATATACATTTACTTTGTATCTTCTCATAGCATAGCTGTCTGTACGGGTTGAGATACCCTATAAGACTTTCAGTTGTCGCCTAGGTCTTCGAACCTAAGAGGGAAGAAATGTCTTACCTAAATAAAATCTTCAAGGCGATTGCCACTCTCGCACTGTTGGTTGTAATACCACAAGCAATGGCACAAACACCAAAACACGATCAAGCGCAACTAGAATGCGTAGCACAGACAATCTATTTTGAAGCCCGTGGTGAGCCACTAAATGGTCAGGTTGCAGTTGCAAATGTAATAATGAATCGTGTAAAACAAGGCTATGCTAAAACTCCATGTGAGGTTATTGCTATGAAACACCAGTTTAGCTGGATTCATCACCATCCTAAGATTGTATATCAAGACCTATATGAAAAGAATAAGCAAGTTGCTCGTTCTGTTTACTACGGACATGTAGGAGACAACATTAATGGCGCAATCTTCTATCATGCAAACTATGTAAATCCACATTGGAAGTACAAGAGAGTTGTGACGATAGGTCATCACATATTCTATAAAATCGCATAAATAGATTTAGGGGTGGCTTCGGCTGCCCCTTTATCTCTTGACAAAACATACAGGATCGACTATGTATAAAGTATACTCAAAGCCAGGATGCTCAAACTGTACAGCAGCCAAAAATCTTCTCACATCAAAGTCCATTCCATTCGTTGAAATGGATATCACAGACGAAGAAACAAAGAATCGTCTACTAACTGAAGTGCCACATGCGCGCACAGTACCACAGATTTTTTATAATGAAACATACATTGGAGGGTATAATGAACTCAATGAACGAATCAAAAACGAATCTACCAACGTCCTTCTTGGATGATCTAAAGCATAACATCTGTCAAGTCAACTTCACAAAGAAGGACGGAACAGTACGTAAAATGCTTTGCACTCTTTCTCCAGAGATTCTACCAGAACAGAATCTTGATGAACAATCTCAAACTCGTAAATCAAATCCAGATGTCATTTCAGTATGGGATCTAGAGAACAGTGGCTGGCGATCATTCCGCAAAGATTCTGTTGTTGATTTCAGTGTAGGGTTTTTTGTATAATGAACGAACTAACACGCTGGGAATATATCCGAGCAGTTATCGCAAAGTGGATAGTGGTCAACATTGCTGCACGTATTAGCAGCCTCGCAGTGTTTGCGCTGATGATAGAAACCTATGAACTTTATCATCAAAAACTAACAGAAGAAATGGAAGCGGTGGAACCAAATGAGCAATCATGACCTAATGGAACGTAATGAGTTAAACAAGAACTCAAAGGGTGGTACAGAACTACTACAAGAACGTCTATATGCGGGTGGTGTTCCTCGTGAACTTCTAGAAGACACACAGATTGTTTTCTCACGCGCTCGTGAACTAGACGAAACCAAGACGAAGATTTACTACTGTCACGATCTACCAGAAGATCCAGAGTCGTCGCGACTATCTGATCCAATGTATCGTAAGAAGTTTGATAAGTTTGTTTTCGTTTCAAACTGGCAGATGGAACAATACAACAACGTTCGTGGTGTACCATATAGCGATTCTGTTGTCATTAAAAACTCTATTGAACCTATCGACACTACAGCAAAGACTGTAGATGATAAAAAGATCCGATTGATCTACACACCTACTCCACATCGTGGTCTAGATATTCTGGTACCAGTCTTCATCAAGCTAGCCGAGAACGATCCTAACATCACATTGGATGTCTATTCATCATTCAAGTTGTATGGTTGGGAACAACGCGATCAACAGTATGAAGACCTGTTTGAAGTCTGTCGCCAGCATCCACAGATTAACTATCACGGCTCTGTAAGCAACGAAGAGTTGCGCAGCGCATTGTTGAACGCAGACATCTTTGCATATCCTTCAATCTGGAAAGAAACCTCCTGTCTCTGTTTGATCGAAGCCATGTCTGCTGGTCTACTCTGCATTCATCCTAATCTAGCAGCACTACCAGAAACTTCTATGGGCTTGACATGGATGTATCAGTGGAGCGAAGATAAGAATCATCATGCAAACTCATTCTATCAGGTTCTTTCACAGGGTATCAACGTTATGCGTAATCAAAGAGACTTGATTGCACAGGATCTTTATCTACAGAAAATCCAAGCAGATCGTACATACAACTGGAACACTAAAGCAATGGAATGGTCGGGTCTTCTAGAATCTCTAAAAAATAAGTAATGGTAGAGAGGAGACTTGTGTGAATACCAACACAGCTATTTCTACTAATGTTTCTGTTGAGATACGTTCAAACATCATTCAGTTCCCGTTGAAAAATAGAACAAACTTTACCCAAGATCATCTTGAAGAGATGAGAGAGCAGGCTCTTCTAAACAAAATAGAGTTTGTTCATTTCGTGACGGATGAGATGACCGAAGAGTTGTTCTATAAGATTGGTATGCTAGGGTTCAACTTTGATGACGATGACTTCAGCAAAGATGTTGCACTAGTCATCGAATCCCTACGGTCATTGATCCTCAAGAGTATGGGAGTCAATCATGGGCTGCAACAAGCAGCAGAACAGTTGATTGACTTTCCAGACATCGATGAAGAATATTTTGACGAATAACTCTTTACAATGATCTAAAAATGTTGTATATATAGATCATAACAACGTGAGAACAACCTAACATGATTATCCTAGATTTGTCACAAGTCATGATTTCGACTCTTATGGTCCAGATCGGTAACCATAAAAATGTCAAGATCGAAGAAGATATCATTCGACACATGGTGTTGAACGCTCTACGCGCACACAAGGTAAAGTTTACTGCCGAGTTTGGTGAGATGGTCATTGCTTGTGATGACAAGAACTACTGGCGCAAGCAAGTTTATCCTTATTACAAAGCTAATCGCAAGAAGGAACGCGATGCTTCTGAACTTGACTGGAATGCAGTGTTTGAAACACTCAACAAGATTCGTCAAGAAATCAAGGACTTCTTTCCTTACAAAGTCATTCAGGTAGAACACGCTGAAGCTGATGATGTTATCGCTACTCTTGTCAAAGAGTATCATTTGCGTGAAAACATTTTGGTGCTGTCTGGCGATAAAGACTTTGGTCAGTTGCAGAAGTATCCTAACGTCAAGCAATATAGCCCTGTCCTCAAGAAGTACATTACTTGTACCAATCCTGACTTGTTCCTCAAAGAACATATCATGAAGGGTGATGTGTCTGATGGCATTCCCAACTTTCTATCGGCTGATAATGTGTTCGTTATGGGCATTCGGCAGTCTCCTGTGTCTGCTAAGAAGCTGTCTTCTTGGATTCTTCAAGAACCTGAACAGTTCTGCAATGAAACCATGCTGCGTAACTATAAGCGCAATCAACAGTTGATCGATCTTGATTGTATTCCTACTGAAATCTCAGAGCAAGTTCTGGAACAGTACAATACTCAGAAAAAAGATCGTAGCAAACTGTTCAACTATTTTGTAGAAAATCGTTTGAAGAACCTTTTGGAATGTGTAGGTGATTTTTAATGGTAAGAAAAAGAGTTGGGCCACCAAAGATCAGTAAAGTTAAAACAACAAAAAGCGGCTCAACTCGCACATACACAAAAAGTTTGAGCGGTAAATGGTCTATTACAGGTTGGAGTGGAAAGACTCCTCGAAGAAAGAAATGATAGGGAATAAACAATGTTAGGTATCTCAGAGATTTTGAATAAGATTGACGCTGAACCAGATTACGAAAAGCGTCGTAGTATGCTAGCCGCAAACGTAAACAATCCTACGTTTATGGAAATCCTAAAGATGACATATCATCCTGGTGTTCGCTGGCTTCTACCAGAAGGTGCACCTCCATACAAGCCATGTCAGTTTCTAGATCAGCAAGCAATGCTCTATAACACTTTCCGCAAGATGTATCTTTGGGTTGGGCCAGAAAATCCAAACATCTCGAAGGCAAAGCGTGAAGCATTGTTCGTAAACTTTTTGGAAGCACTTGATCCTGCTGATGCTAAACTTATCTTGGCAGTCAAGGACCGCAATCTTCCATATGTAAACATCGATGAACAACTCGTTCGTAGTGTATTCACACTTTTGCTTCCACCTAAGCAGGAAGCAGATACAACAGTAGCAGAACCAGCCCCAGTCAAACGAGGTCGCGGGCGCCCTAAGAAAGAAAACGTAAATGCATAAGAAGAAGGTCATGAAGTTCAAGGACTGGTACGAAGAAGACGAAGTGAACAATACTTCTCAGTTGCGAGAGTATCGGGAACACAAGAAACAAAAACGTCTAAATAGAGCGATCAGGACACTTGATATTGACCAACTATTAGAAATGGAAGACGATGAGTAAATGAGTAAGCCTTGGGGATGGATAACAATGATTGATGCTGGAGAATGTGATTCTTCGGCTATAAACGATGTTGTTGTTTTTCAAAACTTTATTGATGATGTATTGAATGCCATAGAAATGGTAAAAATAGGTGATCTAAACATCGTTTGGTGTAATACAAATGATCCCAATAAAGTAGGATATTCAATATATCAACTTCTTCAAGATTCAAACATATCAGCACATTTCTGTCCAGTAGATCGTAATAGTTGTTACATGGACATTTTCTCTTGTAAAGAATATTCTGAAGAAACAGTCAAAGAAATCTTCGTCAAGTATTTTAATCCTAAAAAGATTCACTGTCAAACAATAGAACGCAAGATTGACTGATTTTATAAGTAATCGTAAGGAGTAACTACATGCCAATGTACCAATACCTCATTCCTGAAACACAAGAAACGTGGGACGAGTTGTGGTCTTATGCATCACACAAGCAGTTTCTCCAAGACAATCCACACATTCAGCAAGTATTTCATATGCCTATGCTCGTAGGTGGTACTGGTGATCGTGTAAAAACAGACAGTGGAATGAACGATGTTCTAAGTCGAATCGCCGCTGCTAATCCATTTTCTCCCCTCGCAGAGAAACATGGCTCTAAGAGTGTTAAAGAAACAAAGACCCGCGAAGCTGTCAACAAAGTAAAAAAGAAGCTTGGTGGTGCTTTGACATAATGTGCCGGTGACTTAACGTAAAAACGATTAAGGAGTCTTATGGCTACGACAAGAGCGGAAAAGCGAGACCGTAATAGACAGAGTAGACAAAGCAAAGAGAGAACCACAGAAGATAAACTGAAACTACACTTATCTCAAATCACACCTGCTACAGACAACCAACGCAGGTCGTTCGAATACTATGATGATGGCAAGAACCTTTTGCTCCACGGAGTTCCTGGTTCTGGCAAATCATTCATCAGTCTTTATCTTGCTCTTGAAGAGGTAATGGAAGACTTAAACAAACCTCGTAAAGTAGTCATTATTAGAAGCGCACAATCATCTAAGTCCATCGGCTTCTTGCCTGGCACCGCGGCTCAGAAGATGGAAGTCTTTGAGGCGCCATATATCTCCATCTGTGCAAAGTTATTCAAGCGTGGAGACGCATACAGCATCCTAAAACAAAAAGGCATTGTTGAGTTCGAATCAACATCATTCCTTCGTGGTACAACCATCGACAACGCTATTGTGATTCTAGATGAATGTCAGAATCTAGGTTATAACGAACTTAAAACAGTCTTGACACGTATTGGCGAAAATGCTAAAGTTATCGTATGCGGTGACATCAATCAAGATGACTTGACAAGTTCTCGTTATAATGAAGAGTCTGGTTTAAAATCTATGATGAGAGTTTTAGATAAGATTCCTTCTATCCGAAAAGTTGAGTTTGATGTGGACGATATTGTTCGTTCTGGATTTGTCCGTGAGTTTATTCTAGCAGAACTACAAGAGATTGGTTATTTTCGTGATACAAAAAAAGTTCAAACACAACACGACAACACTGCCTGGTATTGATAGGATTGATGGTGATGAGAACACGGGGAGACTTTATCGTCTCCCCGATGGTTCTAAAGTTCCTTCTGTAACCACTGTCCTAGGGTGGTATAAGAAGCCTCAACTAGCAGAATGGCGTAAGCGGCTAGGTGAAGAAGAAGTTCAAAAGGTTTTGAGAAGAACTTCTAGTCGTGGTACCAAAGTTCATGCTATCTGTGAAGATTATCTACACAATAAAGAGATTGACAAAGACAAAGTAGATCCGTTTGCATTGTTTTTGTTTACATCCATTCAAAAGTTTATTGATCGTATTGACAATGTTCTTGGTGTTGAGTTGCAGATGTACTCCAATCATCTTGGAGTTGCTGGAACTGCTGACGTTATTGCAGACTTTGATGACCGTAGGTCTATCATCGACTTCAAGACATCAGATAAACCTAAGAAAGAGGAGTGGATTGATACATACTTCATGCAGATGGCCATCTATGCGGTCATGTATGAAGAACTAACTGGTGTACCTGTGAATAATCTTGTTGTTATCATTGCAGTAGAGAACAGCGAACCTCAGTTGTTCATCCAAAGAAGAAACCAGTGGATTGGAAAAGCAGTCAATGTCATCAACACATACTACGATTATCACGGATTAACTCGTGGACAAATCACCAAAGTTTAAGAAACGCTATTTTCTGATTTTTATAACAGAAGAATCAGGCCGTGAAACCGATATCGACTATATCGGGCTGAACGCAAAGTCATTCAAAGACGCAAAACGAATCGCTAGATGTGTCTATGGTGAGCATGGACCAAATCATATAGTTTACAAAAACGTAGAGGTGTGAGACGAATCTAGCTTGACATTTTATCGCGAATCGTCTATTGTCAGAAAGTAGACAGAGAGAAAAGGTGATTCGTTATGGAAGTTCAAGTTCTTCATTTTGATCGCGACGGTCTCGGCAATCGTTGGTTTGAGCATATGGCTACGATTGATCTGTCAAGCTACATGTTTGATAATATGGGAGTACAAGACGCTCTGGAATATGCCTATCGTCACACTCAGAACATCGGTGGTTCCTGGTCGATGGAACGAATGATCGATCATAAGGGCGAACTTTATGAGAATCCCGATTTCAATCCTCATGTGATTGTTGTAAAGCCTCTTGATGGTGAAAATGGCAAAAAGTGGGGTCATCGCTCGTCTATGGTCGGTGACCGTATGATCATTGATGGTGAAGTTTTTGAGGTTGATACGTTCGGCTTCAAGCTTGTGGAGGGCGAATAATGTCTTTTAATCATCGTCACGGTGGTCCTTATGATCGTGGTAGTGCTGATGCCTATTATGGTCGCCCCTACAAGCCACACTTTTATGAAAAAGCTACGTATGCATCACCTCTTGTGGAAAAGTCTGATATGACCCCAGAGCAGATTAACGAATATGATGCTGGCTTTTATGGTGAGTCAGATCGAAAATACGGTTGACATTAATCGCGAATCGTGCTAGGTATACATAATAGAAAACGGAGATTGTCATGAACGCAGATTATTTTTCAGTTTCAACAGACACATCTTTCATGAACGGTGTCTGCACTGCTTCCAAGATGATCCTAAACACTCCAGAGAACGTTCGCGATATTCCCTGCGATACATGCCCGAACGCTGACATATGCGCTCTGGATATCACTGACTGCGTTGCATCGCGTGTTTGGTACACTACTGGTGATTTTCTTGACAAAGACGTTGCGCGTCTCATCCGAAAGGCTAAGTGAAATGACTAAGATTGTTTACAACTCTTCCTATGGTGGTTTCGGTCTATCGCATGAGGCTGTTATGCGTTATGCTGAAATCAAGGGAATCACTCTGTACGATCATCGTAGCTGGGGTTATTCGTATGCTACTGTTCCTTGGGAAGAATATGATCGTATCTATGAGGAATGCCGTAAAGAACATAACTACCGCCGTTCGAATGAACTAACTTTCAGCGACCTTAGTATTAGTCGTACCGATCCTGCTTTGGTTCAGGTTGTAGAAGAACTTGGTGATGATGCTAATGGTACTTACGCCAAGTTGCTGATCGAAGAACTTCCTGCTGGTACTCTGTATCGTATTGATGAGTATGATGGTAATGAAACTGTCATGACACAAGATGACTATGATTGGAGTGTTGCTTGATGGAAACGGAAAAATCATTCTCATCCTTTGAAGCACTAACACACTTCTCAGAAGTATATGATCTACTTGACAATATTACATATTATGATCCTATTCGCGGTTGGGTGTTGATTCTCGATGAAGATTTCGATGAAGATTATGAAGGTCCTCAGCAAGGTTGCTGAAGCCTCGGAACCGTTTGCTAGGGCCAAGATAGCCGCTGCTCTCGTTTACAAAAACGAAATCATCGCGATTGGCACTAACAAGAACAAAACGCATCCACTTCAAGGCAGATATGCAAAACATGAAGAAGCTATATATCTTCATGCAGAAATAGATGCAATCGCTAACGCACTGCGTAGGCATGATGCTGATACCGTGGCTAAATCCAAACTCTACATCTATCGGTGTAAGTGGACACATAGCAAGAAACCTATGATCACTCAGGGATTGGCTAAGCCGTGTGAAGGCTGTATGCGCGCTATTGCAGCGTTTGATATCAAGCATGTTTGTTATACATTAGAGGACGAAGGTTATGAGTGGCTATAATGGGTAAACGAAGTGACTTTGACAGAGTAGAACGTGACTTCTATCCTACTCCGATGAAAGCCGTTCTGCCTCTGTTGCCACATCTGAAGAAGTATTCTAACTTCTATGAACCATGCGCCGGCGATGGTAGATTGATTGATCATCTTAGTTATTATAATCATACTTGTATTGAAGCATGGGACATTGAACCACAAGAAAAGTGGATTCTACAGTCAAATGCTCTTGACATTCAGTTCAATCCAGTATATTATGGATGGAATATAGATTACATCATCACCAATCCACCTTGGAATCGCAAGATTCTTCATCCCATGATTGAACACTTCAGCAATCAACTTCCCACTTGGTTGCTGTTTGATGCAGACTGGATGCACACCAAGCAATCATCCGCGCTGATGAAACGCTGCGAAATGGTTGTATCTGTGGGTCGTGTAAAGTGGATTGAGGGAAGTAAGACAAGCGGGAAAGACAACTGTGCTTGGTATCTGTTTACAAATACAACAAACGCTAAAACTGTTTTTTATGGAAGGTAATGATTATGGATAAGTTTATTATTGGTTTGTTTACTGTTTTTGGCACTATCGTTCTCGGTTGTGCTTATGGTCTGTTGATGTCATGGCCTGTTATGTGGCTATGGAATGCTGATCTTGTTCCTGCTATGACTATTTTGCGACCTATTGGTTGGATCCAAGCATGGGGCATCTCCATTCTAGTATCGCTTCTTGTTACTCGTGCGAGTGTGAGTAAAGATTGGAGTAAGGATTAATCATGGCAATCTTTATTATTGAAACTGTTTCTTCACATCGTATGCGTTATGCGGTAGAAGCACATACTCTTGAAGATGCTAAGAATGAAGTTGCCCTTAAGACATCATTCTATGATGATGACTGGCGTGAAATGTCACAATATCATATTGGTGAGGTTATCTCCAGTGGCCATGAAGTCACACCTGAAGAATATCTGAAGGTCTTCGATGAAGATAACGATTATCTCCGAGACGCATGGCAAGATGAACGTAAGTTTCAACAGATCAACCATATCGAGTATCCTGGCATCAAGGCTATCGATCTGGACGATATCTGATTTTTTCTGAAAAAACTGGTTGACATTTATCTCCCTTTTGCTATGATGAGTTATCAGAGAGCGAAAGGGAGATTTTTTATGATTAAAGTTGGTGATTCGGTCCGCTCGTGCATTTGGCCCAACAAGGATCGCGTTGGCGTTGTCGCCGATGTCGATGGCAAGTTGATCAAAGTGTTCTTCGGTCGTGAACACGCCCCGCCCTTTCCTGATCCCTTCTGGCTGTATGTCAAAGAAGAACTGACGGTTGTTGATCCTCTTGAACTGTATAAGTGAGGCTTTATGATTGATCCTGATGTGTATGAAGATGCGTATGGTAAGAATGTAGCAGAGTGAAAGATTGAACAATGAACTATGAGTTTCCTCACATCACCAACATCTCTGATGTGTTGCCTGCCATTGAAGGTCGTGACGAGTTCGTTGTGGCTGCGAAGGAAGGCTACACGGTCATCAACTACAACGTGATGATGTCCGATACGTTTCCTGATGTGATGATCGACGCTGATCCATATGATCAGGCTTCGGGTGTATTTGAGCAGCGTGACTATAACGCTGCCATTCGTCGTGAATGTCGTGGTATCATCTTTGATACTGAAACTGGTGATATCATTCGTCGTCCGTTCCATAAGTTCTTCAATGTGAACGAGCGTGAGGAGACGCAGGATCATGTCATTGATCTTTCGCGTCCTCATGCTATCCTTGAGAAGCTAGACGGATCAATGATAGCACCGTTCATTGTGAATGGTCAGATGATCTGGGGCACGAAGATGGGTGCTACCGATGTGGCAAAGCCTGTTGAGGAGTTTGTAAAGAACAATCCTCAGTATGAGCGTTTTGCTACTTCCTGCATTGCCAACGGTGTAACTCCGATCTTTGAATGGTGTTCGCGTAAGCAGCGCATTGTTTTAGACTACAAGGAAGATCAACTGATCCTCACCGCTCTTCGTGATATGCATACTGGCGAATATATCAAACTGTTCGGTGATGGTCGTATCAACCGATTGCATGTTGAAGATTGGGATATCCCTGTCGTTCGTGCATTTGAGTTCACTAACTATGGTGAACAGACTGATATGAAGGCTTTCCTTGAATACGTTCGTGATCTGGAAGACCTTGAAGGGTTCGTGGTTCGTTTTGATGATGGTCATATGTTGAAGCTGAAGTGCCATTGGTATCTCCAGATTCACAAGGCGAAGGAAGCTATCCTGCAAGATCGTAACATCGTTGAACTGATTCTGGACGATAAGCTGGATGACATCAAGGCTCATCTGCCTGCCGAAGATCGTGATCGGCTGACTCAGTTTGAGAGCAATATTCATTTTGATATTGCCAGTCGCGTAAGGCTGATTGGTATGAAGCTGGAATATATCCGTGAGCGTGGTATTGATCGTAAAACGTTTGCAATCGATCCGAAGCACAGTGTTGGTGTTGATGCTTTCATGCGTCCTATTATTTTCAAGAACTTTGATAACGACATTATCAGTGGTCTGAAGATTGGCGAAGACGTTCGCAATACGATCCGCAACAACTTGACCAAAACGGCAAAGTATGAAGCGATTCGTGATGCTTGGTTTCCTGGATTGACTTACAATGATTGACTGGAGTGAAATGCGATCCATCAGAAAGCCAACTCTAAAAGAGAATGCAAGGTATAGACGGTGGGTCGCATATCTCAAAAATTCCCGTCTTACATTGGATGAAATCCATAAACGTGCTGGTGAGTATACAGAAAGAGGAATGAATCCTGATGCCTACTGATAGAGAACTTTTGGAAATGGCGCTTGATGATCTTGATTGGGCAAAGGCAATGCTTAAGTTAGACGGTACGGATTCTCACGAATGTCTTGATGATGTGATTGCTGCCATCACAAAACGGTTGGAGAACAAAGATGGGTAAGTTTATTCTTGCTGAAGATGATGAAAACTCTGGCGGTTACCATTGGACTAACATTAATCGTAATGATTACTTCACCTTTGACGGTGCATGGGCAGAAGATTTCGATTCTGAAGAATGGGCTATCATTGCTGCTGAACAGCGCACTCAAGAAGGTTGGATTGTCAGTTCTTTTCGCAAACTAGGATACACAGTAGAAGATGGTTATGACAAACAAGATGACTAAGCGTATTATCATGCTCGTTGGTGTTCCTGCTTCTGGCAAGTCCACTTGGATTGAGAAAGAGTTTCAGGGGCAATGTTGGGTTTGTTCTACTGACAATATTATTCAATATATGGCAGATCATGAAAACAACACATATAATGGTGTTTTCAATAAGTATATCAAAGTAGCAGAACGTGTGATGTGGGAAGATTTTGATCGTTTTGTTGACGGTAATCATTATCCCATTATCATTGATCGCACCAATCTGAATCCCAAATCTCGTAAGAAGTTCTTTGATCGTCTTAAGAACTTTCATCCTAATCATGGTTATGAGATTGAAGCGGTTGTGTTTCCTACTCCTGAGAAAGAAGAATGGGAACGTAGGTTGAACAGTCGCCCTGGCAAAACCATTCCTCAAAGTGTTCTTGACAGCATGGCACAATCTATGCAACAGCCAACATTGTCTGAGGGATTTTCAAAAATCAATATTTCTTCTTGACATTTTTTCGGATCTGAGTTATAAGGAATGAGTAACAAGGAGACTGACAATGTTTGATTTCTATCTTATCGCCTCAGTTATCGTCAATATTTTTATGTTCATCATTTGGCGTCGAGGAGATTTGTTTAACTTGAGCCTCAAGATTCTGTTTCTGATTCTGTCTGTTTCTGGCGGACTTGTTGTGATAAACAACTATCACCTTATTCATTGAGTATAAAATATGTCCAATCGTTTTGTAATCTCTGACACACATTTTGGTCACACCAACTCGTGGGAAAAGTTCAAGCTACCAAACGGCGATCCGCTGCGCCCGTTCACTTCCACTGAGGAAATGGATGAAGCGATGGTAGAGCGTTGGAACGCTAAAGTCGGTCCTAATGACACGGTGTATCATCTGGGCGATGTGGTGATCAATCGCAAGTCTTTGCATCATGTCAAGCGTCTGAACGGTAAGAAGCGTTTGATTCTCGGCAATCATGATATCTTTAAGAATCAGGATTACCGTGATGTTGGCTTTGATACTCTGTATGGCGTTCGGGTGTTTGTGGATCAGTTCATTCTGAGCCATATCCCACTTTTTGAAAAGTGTGTATCTGATAGGTTCGTGTGTAATGTTTCTGGGCATCTTCACGCAAACTATATTAACTCACCGCGATACCTGACAGTTTGTGTAGAACACACCGACTTTACACCGCTGTCGTTTGAAGAGGTTGAACAGAGGATTGCTGCCAATAAAGAATCCTTTGAACGGACTGGATCAGTTATCAACTATGGTGGTGGAGTTGATATTACTTCGTTTTAATCTACCTGTTGAATAATGAGACAATGCGTCTTCTGGTAATATGAAGTAGGTTTTTATGCCATCATTATACCATCTTTTGTTAGAACGTGTCGCTTTTGTGTTTATTTTACCTATTTTTCTGCCTTCATAGAATCCATCAGGCACTTCGGTTGGTAAAATAAACACGGAAGTTATACCGTTTGTGTACCACTTTTTATTTCTACTCAAGAAACCGCCGATCTGAGCACCATTGTTATTAAAAGGACCTCGCCCCTCATAACATTTGTCATTGGGTCGATTCTGACAAAACCAAGATTTAGTTCCATCGGTCCACCATTTATGTAGTTTACGGGTTTCTGATTGTGATTTTCTTGTTTTTTCTGATACTATTTTGTTCTTAAAAGTAAGTCCATCAGAGTTATGTCCGTTTAGCGACAATGTATGATGTCTGGCATTAACTTTCTGCAAGAATCTGGTCTCCCACAATAATGCTTCTTCTTGATTATAAAAGGTTTTCGTCACTTTAATAATATCTGGTTCGCCATTGAGTCTTCTATATTCTGCAACGGCATTTGATGAAGTGAAATATGTTGTCCATAGATTGTTTGGGTTTGCGGTTTTAGTTACCGATGCATATTCAACGCCATAATACCAGACCCCAGTTCTGGTCCATTTGATGTAATAAGTGTATGGGATATACCCATGTGAATAAATAGTCATACTGATGCTCCTTGCAAGCGTTAGAGTAGGTGGATGCAACCAACATCGCGACCTACATTCTTATTTATACTTTTCTATTGACATTCCCAATAATATTTGATAGTATTAAACATACAACAACAGAGGCGTAATATGAGCCAAAATGGTCCTGAAAAGATTGTAAGTGTTTCCTACATTTGTCGCGGGTGTGAGTTTCTGAAAACAAAATATTGGGTTGAGTACCCAGACGGTGAGCGTGATTCAGGAACTAATGCAGTTTGCCATGCGATTGATCCACCAAAACATATTTCTGCGTATCATGGTATTTCAAGCACGACTCCTGCTTGGTGTCCGTATATACAAAAGGATTGATTATGCGGTCAATATTTATGATTGAACACACCAACTATGAACCGCTGTCTTTTGAAGAAGTGGAAGCACGTATTCAGAAGCGTTGGGCTGATACTGGTTATGCACCTGTTGCTAGGGCTTGGGGTAATGGAAGTGGACCTAACTGATGTCTCAACATTATTTTATTAATACACAGAAGGGTATTTACTATACCAAATGTGCATATGGCGATGAAGTTGAGTATGTCTATATTGTGGACTTTGACGAACCTGATGTGCAAAACCAGTTTCAGCATTTTCTTAACTATGTTCGCAAAGACGGTGCTGATGCAAAAATACAACAACTCAAAACAGAGTTTAAAGCACTTCGCGAATTGTTCTAATAACAGGAAGTGGGCCTAACTGATGAACGAAAAGAAGCCAAACTACGTTGTGGTGACACATTCCTTCAAGGGTACTGAAAGAACAGAGTGTAATACTGTTGAAGAAGCATGGGATGCTATTGGTAGCATGTCATTCGGTGGTATCTATTCTGTTGATTCGCCCGTTGGTTTACCTACTGATGAGTTTATTCCATACTAAACATAACGATGAAAGTGGACCAAACTAATGATTGACTGGTCAGAAATGTTGCATGTGCGTAAGCCAACCTCACAAGAGAAGGCACTTTATAATCGCTGGCGACTATACTTTAAAACTTGGTGTCCAGAATACGATGAAGAGAAGATTCACAAATACTGTTGTCGTAATGCAGAAGTAGGCGAGGAACCACCAGTTTATGATTAATAAGAAAGCAGCGCTTGCGGTCGTAAAGCTTTATGCATTTGTGGGATGTCTTGTTGCTTTGTTTTTCGCAGTTTTACAATATCCTGATATCGCCCTGCCTTTTCTCTTGACAGTTTGTTTTTTTTGTGTTACATATTGCGTATACAAGATGTACGAAAGGTCTCTGTAAGTGAATATCTTTTATATCGATGAGTCTGCACAGCAATGCGCGGAATGGATGGTTGATCGTCATGTGGTCAAGATGATCGTTGAGACGGCACAACTGTTGTCTACTGCACATCGCATTCTTGACGGTGATGAGTATGTTGGTGAATCTAAAACTGGTCGTAAAGCAAAGCGTTGGCGATTGAATGATGGTCGTCAAGATGTTTTGTATTCTGCTAGTCATATCAATCACCCTTCTGCTGTGTGGGCTAGAACTTCGGTTGAAAACTACAACTGGCTTGTTGATCACATGTTTGCTCTTGGTGATGAGTACACTTATCGTTACGGCAAGAAGCATTCGACAATCGAAAAGCTTGGTTATCAGTTGCAGTCTCCGCCTTACAAGTTGAAAGAATGGGACTGGACTCCAATGCCTTGCTGTATGCCAGACGAATACAAAGTGTCAGATGATCCTGTATTGAACTATCGCGAATACTACAAGATTGGTAAGGCAAATCTTCACAAGTGGACTAAGCGTGATGCACCAGATTGGATGTCATAAGTAGACAGAAACTTATGTCTAGGATCCATCAATGTCATCAAATCATCAAGAAAAATGGCAAAAATACTTTTCATCAGGTGCTGTTGATACAAAGATTAAAGCAAAATCTGGCGAAAGGATTGTTGTATACGATAAGTCTGGTAACACCATTGACTTTCTAGAAGATGGTCACCAGATACATGTTCCAGCATCTAAAGAGTACAATCAACGTTATTTGATTGAATATAAAAAATCAGCTTTGAGTAAGATGGGATTTGTTAATCAATCTTATGTAGCAAAGCCTGGTGGAAAAGGCACTGGAACAGAAACGTTAAGCGTAAGAGCCGAAACACTAATATCGCTTGGACAATCAAAAGAGATAGACTTCTCTGGCCAAAAGATAAAAGTGAAAAGCTTTACTAGTGCAGATACATTGATTGCCTCTATAGTCAAAGGCCTCAAAGACAACAAGAATGTGTCAGAGGGTATTGAAGACGTATTTGAAAACTATGCAAAGAGTAAAAAATACACAGAAATCAAATGGACAAGTGAAGTTGCACAGAATGAAGTCGATCAGTTAGGCAAATATGCTGGTGAACTTATTGTAGGACTTCTGGCACTTAGCAAAAATGAATCTGGTTTTAATAGAAAAATCTACGAAGGATCTCCTGTAGAGTTTTGTATTCCTGTTGATCCCACTTTTGCTGGTGTTGATAGTTTTCTTTTGATGCAAGATGGAAAGATTGTTCCCATATCAAGCAAGTATGGTGTTGGTGCTAAAGCATCACTCTTTGCTAACCTTCTTCCAAAGGCAATAAAATACTCTAGCAAACTACCAAATAGTGTTCTTAAAGGAATGTGTGAGTCTGCTAGAAGTGTTGGTGTCACATCACAAATGCTAGAGCAAAGACGTGGTGCTAAAGAAATACTCTATCACTATGGCATAACCAAAGTTCTTAAACTGAACATCTCAAATACGTATGGGATATTCACAGAACTAAAAACAAAGAAAAGCGTAGATGGGTTGAGTAAAGATGCTTCTGCTGTTTTAGAAGCAATACGAAAATATCCAGGCGTTGACAAGAAAATCGTTGACAAGCTGCCGATGTCTGTTACAGCGTTTTTCTGTCGTACAATAGCAGATCAGTTGAATCGAGATAGTGCTTCGGTACAAGCAATGCTTGATATTCTTGCAGGAAAGAACTTCTGGCAGGCAAATCTAGACATCAATGCATGGAAGTCTGGTAAAGTATATTACAAGTTTGTGAATAGTGGCAACTCGATCATCAAGGTGATCGGGTCTAAAGCTGCTATTGATGATATAGAAGCGAAACAGGGTATGATCAACTACGAAATCCAGTTGCCTAGATAATATAAATACAACAACAAACTAACAATCAAGGCGCAATGATGATTAACTTCCTATCATTCTTATCAGAAGATGTCGAACATGCTGGTGGGATTTTGCATATTGAGCATCCTTCAGACAGAACTTTCGATGGACCAGAAGCAGCAAAACATGCGGTAGACACGCTACGTGGTGCAGCAACAGGAACTGCTCCAATCTCACGCAAGCTTGACGATAAGATGTCGTATCAAGTAGTAAAGACGCCTGACGGTCGCGTTGGTGTGAAATACAAGGGCAAAGGTTCGCATTACAACTTCACCAGCGAAGATGTCGATACACAGCATGGGCACAAGCCATATCTTGCTCATCCTCTGAAGCTACTACTAGAGCATCTACCAAAAGTCCTACCTGATCGTCCAGGCGAGTGGCAGGGTGGTTATATGAGCGATCCATCAATGAGAACAATCTCAAATGGTCGTATCTCACATCAACCAAACACAATCGAATATTCTGTACCAACAGACACGAAAGAGGGGCAAAAGCTTCGCAACTCTAAAGTCTCTACAGTTATTCACAGCGAACTTACAGGTCCGAACAGGGAAGCACATCCTGTTACGGACCTTTCTGAGTTTAAAGAGCATCCAGACGTTCACATGGTGAGTCATCTAGTATCACACGATGAACAACATGGCATTGATCCTGTTGCAAAGCGTCAAGCATTGACACATCTAGACCGCGCTGAAAAGCTAATGAAGAATCACACCTATGATCATTTAGCTGGTCACGAGATTCCACTTCGCACTTATATCAACTCAACAGTATCGTCTGGTGAAGAGCCTACGGTTGAAGGATATAAAGAGCATCTTGGTCGTTCTCATCAAAAGAAAATCGATGCTGTTAAGATGCAAAAGACCAAAGAAGCTAAGACAGCCGAACGCGATGCTGCAATGAAACACGTTGAAGAGAATGCAAAGTCTTTTGGTAAGTCGCTAAAGATTCATGGGCACGTTCAAAATGCTACCAACATTCTAGCAAGAGCATTGGCCAAGTCTGCACATGGCGGATATGGGCACGCGATTGAAGGCAAAGAAACTGGACCAGAAGGTTTCGTTTCAAACGGGCTAAAGATCGTTGATCGTGGTGAAGGTGGCTTCAGTCAAGCGAATCGTGCAAGAAGTGCCATCCTCAAGGCTTCCCCTAAACTAGCAAAGATGGTATCATAACATGGGCGATTTTTACGATAAGATTACAAAGAGAATCGAAGCTGCCAAGGGCACACAGTCTGCTATTCAAGCTGGTGCAACTATGACTGGTTCTCAGCCAAATCAGATTCTAATCAATCCAGACGTTCAACTTCGTACCGAAGCTGCTGATCCTGATATGTTTCGCAAGCATCACACACTGTTCTGGGGTCGTGCAAATCCACCACATGCTGGGCATGAAGCAGCATATGATGTTGTCAAGAAAACAGCAAAGAAGAATGGTGGCACATCATCGATGGTTCTTACACGATCACAAGATCCAAAGAAGAACCCATTGACACCAGCACAAAAGGAAGAACATGCTAAGGCTGCTTTCCCTGATGTGAATACTTCTGTAACAGATAAAGAGCATCCTACACTAATGCACCACTTATCAAAAATACACGAGAATGGTGTTACTGATCTACATCTAGTTGCTGGTTCTGATCGTATTCCTGCATATCAGAGTTTAATAGATCAGTACAACGGTATTCATGGTCCACATGGGTACTACAACTTCAAGAAAGTCTCTATCCATTCGTCTGGTGATCGCGATCCAGACGCTGAAGGCGTTGCAGGTATCTCTGCATCGGTCATGCGCGCCCACGCTGGTGCTGGTCGCCAGAAAGAGTTTGAAGCTGGTGCGCCATCTGCAATGAAGCCAGAACAAAGAACGAAAATGTATAATGACGTTCGCGAAGGTATGGCTGCGGGTAAAGGCAAGAAGGGTCTCAAAGAAAGCATGGAAGACTGTGATATCTGTGGTAGAACAGGATGCTTGGTACATAGAAGAAAGTATTAATCATGGATCCAAGAGCATTCAAGCCTAAGCTACCTCATGTTCTGAAGACTGGTTCTGTTGGTAATAATCCTGGCTTTCAAAGCAAACCTCGCGTTTCTGAACCTGCGATGGCAGCAACTAAACAAGAGCGTTCTATTAAAAAGAAAATAACAGGTACAGATATTCGAGCAGATCGTCCATACGGCGCACAACCAACTAAAGCTGATGCTGTGGAAAAACATCTTAAAGATCAACAACATGCTTTAAAGATTCATAAACAGAACTTTGTCAATGCCGCTCGTTCTAGAACTAATCCTGCAAAACCACATAATCCACAGAATGCAGGATCTAAAGATAGATTTGCATTCGAAGAAGCGAAGCCAAAGAAGTACAAGAAAGCACCAAACTACAAAGATAAACAGATCATGGGGCTGAATGCTACTTTTGGCGGTAACAGTCAAAGTCAAGGAGATACAACAGGCGTGACTACAAATCCATACGAAAGTGCCCGCTATAACATTCCTTTTGATCGTGCTGGTGCAGATGATAAGCCTATTGGTCTAGACAAAGACTTGGAATCAAAAGATAACACAAAGCAACTGAAGCGCCGCAAAGCCATGAAGTTGGTAAAAGCTTATGTCGATGAAGAAGGCATTGGCGGTGAAGGCACTTCAGGTGGTTGGGGAGCAGAGAATGCTGGTGACCCAGGTGCTTCTGCTAGTGGTGGTCAGAACTATACACTAGCAAAGAATGCAAACTCTAAAGGATACAAGAAAGCCAAGACATTCAAGGCGATGAAAGAATCGCTTTTTTCTGAAATGGGTTTCGATGGCATCTCTGGTGCAACTGATGCAAGCCCAAATCAAGACGAAATAAATACTGGTACTATCGGACAGCCATTGACGATTGACTCAGCCATCAGCAATGAGAAGCGCAAAGCCAAGAAAAAGGCAGTCAAAGAGGAAATCGAAGTATCACTTGGAACCACAGGGAAACGCAAGAAAGTGTTTTCATCAAAAGTTCCTATTCGTATGGCAGACGGTTCTATTAAATCATTACCACCTGGTAAAAGTGGAAGTTCAGGGCATTAATAGTGAATGAGAAAGAGAAAAAACTTCTGAATAATCTATCTAGACTTCTGGGCAATCCAGAAGTTTCAGAAAGTGCATTTAAGCAGATTGAAGAAGCGGCTGCAAAGAAAGAGAAAGAGCGCAAACTATTAGAACAGTTTGAGAATGCTCTACTTGGCATCCAAATCAAACCAACGGAAAAGCAAAACGAAACACTTCACAACTCTCTTGTTGATAGCATGGAAGAGTTTGTGGAGCCTATTGTCGTTGAAGATACATTTGCTGACATAAAGAACGCTAACTCTAGAGAAGTCACTGTTCCTAACTCTCAGGCTACTCCAGTACAACCACAGCCTGTATTGCCTGATAGTTTCGTAAACAAAGTGACAGACACAATCACTAAGACTGCAAAGAAGTCTGAAGGACCAGAAGTAGTCAAGGTTGATCCTGTTCGTGCTGAAATCCAGCAAATGAAACAGTCGATCACTGATCTACATTCATTTGCATCCCGCATGTCACAAATGGGAGGCGGTGGTGAAGTAAATCTTCGCTATCTAGATGACATCGACAAGTC